ACCGAAAAAGAAACGTTAAGTCTCTTTTTCCGCGGCCCAGTCTGGGCCGCAGACATGCCAAACCCTAAGGCGAGGAGCCCTAGAGTCTAAGCATAACATCCGAGCTATGATCGGGTACTTCCTGTGTAGCGCACGGCTTAAGGCTATACGTTTAAACAGGTGCATATCCGCTTCTTCTTGAAGGAAGTCTCCATGCAGGGCTGTTCCACCCTGATTAGGAAACATAGCATAATTATAACGATACCAATCGTTATCGCTGAAGGACTTCTTGGCAGAAGTCTCCGGCACCGGACTTAAGCATTCAAGCAAACCGCTTGCATGATACCTCATTGGAACATTACTGCGCCAATTACGATAAAACACTAAGCGTCTGTCAGGTTCGAATAATAGATTCGGCGACCGACTCACGTCGTTCGTCCAACCTACCTTCTTATGAACAGATAGTATTGTTTGTAGGATTGCTAACCTAACGCGGACTAGATCAGGACGTTTCATTGCGAGCCTATTGTGCATCTCGATTAGAGAATACACTTCGGTCGTACTTTCGTACGTTTCACATAGATCGAAACGGTGTTCTCTCCACTTTTCAGTGGCAAGAACTCCGTACGCACCTCTCGGTGCGTCCAGATCAACTTTCATACGTATCGGTGTTACATCGACGCCTTTGAAAGCATCAACTCCACACGATTCGCGAAAGCATCCACGATGGAATGACTTATCTTGATTAACGACTAAGCCTGCTCGGCTTAGCCCACATACAACAGCTGAGTAGTACTCATTGTGCACGGCAATGTCATCGCCGAACACACGGACCATCTCAGCCACCTTGCGTACGACCTCCCAAGTGGGAGGCCTAGCCGCAGTGTATCCCCATGCGTCTAAAATTGACGCTACGGTGATGACGATACACACGAGAGACAATACTCCGAACGTCTTTCCGTCGCCCATTGGCGACAGCATAGAAAGACGCGTTAGGCTTCCGTCTGGAAGCCGAACGAAGTTCGGTCTCGTAGATACAAGTGCGAGGACTTCGCGCTTGCTGAACAAGTAGGAGACGAGTCGCAGTGTAATCCTGTCGCTAGCATCTTTTAAATCAAGCGTTGCCCAGTTTCCGGCATAAGAACCGGAAAATGCGCATTCCTGATTGGGGTGCTGACTATAGGGTTTCCAACAACGTCCCATCCAACTACTTCGTACGAAGTCCTTAATACAACCATCTATCCCCGTTTGGAGGAAGATAGCTGCACAAGGACTGATAAACACTCCCCTAGGGCCTTTCCAGGTCTTTGGGAGGAGTGCTAGTTTCGCTACGACCTGCGACTCTTCGCGCACCAATGGTGCAATTTGAGAAGCCGCGTCCGCAGCG